CGGTGGAGTATGGGTGCCGGTCGGCAAGCAATTTCGGCGTCCGGATTGACACGGATGTCCGCGCCGCCCATTATGGCCACATTGGCGACGTCTGCCCTACGGGCGGATTCGGCGCCTGCCGACGGGGCGCGGGGGTCCGGTCGTACTGGCCAGGCGGCCGGGTAATTAGGCGAGCAGCACACCTGCCCCCGCGACCTCGCGGGAGGTGACCGGCGGTGCAGCGGACCCGGCCGGCGTGGGAAGGATCCGACCGCCGCGAGCGGCTGCCCGCCGACTGGCCGGCCCTGCGCGCGGAAGCGGAGCGGCTGAACCCCGCGCACATCTGCCACTGGTGCGGCGAGCCGGGCGGCTCCGACCTCGACCACAAGCGGCGCGGCGACGAGATCTGCCAGTACCCGGGCGAGCACATGCCGGGTTGCCAGTGCAACCTCGACTGGATCCACAACCGGACGGACTACGTCGAGGGCCGGTCGAAGCAGAACTGCCACGGCCGCAAAACCGGGGCCGAGGGCGCCGCGGCCCGCCGCCGGCTGGCCCGGCCCGAGCCGCCGCATCCGGCGCTGCGATGAGCAGCGCGCTGCGGAAGCCGCCGTGGCTGGTGGCGTACTCGTTCCCGCTGGTCACCGGCGGGTTGTTCCTGATGGCGTGGTACGGGCAGTTCTTCTTCCAGGCCCGCGCGTACGTGGCCGCGCGGGAGGCGGCCGGGGAGCCGGCCCGGTTCTCCGACTACCTGGTGGCGTTCCTCGCCGCGACGTTCGAGAACTGGCAGGCGGAGTTCCTGGCGCTGGTGTGGCAGGCCGCCGCACTGGCGGTCTTCTACCACTGGGGCAGCTCTGTCTCGCGAGAGAGGAGCGCGCGGGTGGAGGCGAAGCTGGATGTGCTGCTGCGACGGCAGGGCATCGACCCGGACACGCTGCGGTGAGCCTGCATGTGGTGCCGGCCGACGAGGACGGCGAACACGAACTGCACGCCGGGTGCCCGTGCACTCCGGCGGTGGGGCCGCGGTGGCGGCCGGACGGAACATACGGCCAAGTCGTTGATCATCGTGAGAGGTCACCGCCCTGGCGACGGAATCGAGCAAAGGGAGTTAGCGCGATGTCTGCCCACCCGCAGCAGGACGACAAGACACCGCCGGCGGTTGTCGAGCCGGAGCCCGAGCCGGGCGGCCTCGCGGGCAAGAACCCGTTCCCCGAGCGGATGGTCGTACCCGGCCGCGACGGCGCGGAGGTGGTGCTCGAGCTCGCCGTGGTCGACGGGGTGGTGTACGCGCCGCGGCTGGACGAGTACGACATCGGGCCGCAGATCCGCCAGTACGTGACGAACTACTGCGCGGCGTGGTCGGGCAGCACGGTGGCCACCGGTCAGCTCGAGCAGCAGACGTGGCCGGTCACGATGGCGCGGCGCGGGCAGGTCGTGTTCCGGGCGTCGATGCTGCACGCGTTGCTCGGGCTCAAGGCCGACGAGCAGCTGCTGGGCATCGACGTCGACTCGCTCAAGAACGAGGTCCGGTTCATCGTCGGGTCGCCGCGGTTGCCCGGCATGCCGTACTGGGACGGCTCGCCGCCGCTGATCGGGCTGCCGATCGCCGCGTACTACGAGGCAGCGCGGTGAGCAGTTACCGGGACCTGGTCCCGACGGAAATCGTGGTGCCGTGCGAATACTCCGACGCGGTCATCTCGGTGCCGCTGATCATCGACGCGGACCCGGTGCGGGTCGTCGCGCCGGCGCTGAATCAACTCAAGGGCACGCTCGCGCGCGGCAGCGCGGATGTGATCCGCAACCAGTGCGAGCTGTGGACGCGGTGGCTGGCGCGGTGCGGGGCCGCGCGGTGAAGCCGCCGGCGTCGTTCGGCCGGCCGGTGCCGGAGGAGGACGAGAAAATCCGCCTCGAAGGCGGGCAGGCGTTCCACATGCAGCTGCACCTGGACGTGACCCCGTCGAAGGAGTCCCTCGCGCAGTTGTTCGACGCGGTCCGGGAGACGACCCGGCAGGCGGTGATCGCCGGGTACGCGGACGCGTTCGCGGAGATGGACACGCCCGCCGATGAGCTACCGGGCGGTGGTGACGGGGGTCCGCCGCCCGGGCCGACATCCGTCGGTGCCTAGGGCCGGGGTCGTCGACGAGCACGAGCGGGAGCTGCGGCGGGCGCTGGTGTTCGTGTCGCTGCCGAACCAGGCGCGGGCGGGCCGGCACCGGTGGCGGATCGTCGCGCCGGTCGAGGTGCGCGGGTTCTACATCACGGTAGCCGAGCCGCACCTGCCGTACGGGCGGTCGCAGCACGCGGCCGCGTACCTGACTCATGTCGTGGCCGGGGTGCTGCTGGTGTGGCGGCGCGGCCGGCTGGAGGGCGCGCAGGCGCGGTGGCGGTGCGGGACGAACACGACGAAGTTCCGGCTCCTCGAGGAGCCGAACTCGGTGGTGTGCCCGGCCTGCACGCTGCAACGCCCCGGCCGGCCAGGCAGGGGGTAAGCATGGTGTCCGACAACAGCGACGAGGACCCCCGCGGCCTGGCCGCCGCCGAGCAGCAGCTGCATCAGGCTATCGCCGAGGTCCTCGGCCGGAACGGGCTGATGGTGACGAAGTGGATCCTCGCCGTCGAAGGGCTCGGCGCCGACGGCTCCCGCGCCATGGAGGCCTTCACCTCGCCGGACTTCCGGGCGTGGGACTCGCTCGGGATGCTCGGCTATCTCGACGCCCGCGAGCGCGGCACTGTGGGGCAGGCCGCGGCTCGCGAGTTCCTCGACGATGAGGATCCGGACGGCGGCTAGAAGCCGTTCACGCAGATCGTGCGGGTGGGGCTTTCCCAGCCGCCGTCGCCGCCGTCGAGTTCGACGCGTTCGACCAACTCGCCGTTCTGGGGGCCGCCGGAGGCATCGGCGATGGTGACTTCCCAGTCGAGCCAGTCGGGTTCCTCGTCGGTGGATTCGACGTGGACGGGGACGACCTGGTTTTGGCGGGTGAGCAGGAAGATCGGCGTGTTGTCCAGGTCGGTGGTGTCCTCGATGATGTCGCGGATGGTCCCGACCCAGGGCTCGGCTCCCAGTTCGAAGACCAGGTAGTGGGGGTTGCCGGTGGCCGTGCCGTTGGCGACCAGTTCCACGGGGGTGGGCACGGTGTTGTAGTCCTCTCGGGTCAGATCTTGAAGACGAGGCGGCCCGGCAGGTACTCGCCGGCCGTGGTGTTATCGGCGGTGAAGACCGCCCACGCGTCGGAGTTGTCCTCGGTGGTGCCGTCGCAGAACGTGTCGCCCGGCTTCAGCGTGCTGGCCAGGACCAGGTCCATCTTCACGCGGCCGGCTGCGGTGATCGGGTTGGCCAGGTCGTTGTGGACGCGGATCTGGGCGACCGGTGTGCCGTTCGAGTCGGCGACGGGGAGCCATCGCTCGCTACGACGGCGACCGCTGAGTGCCTTGAGGCTGGCGGGGCCGACTTCGATGACGAAGGTTGGCTTCGTGGCCGCGAACCGGTCGGCCACGGGCCAGGGGTCGACGTCGTTAGAGACGCCGACGATCAGGAAGACAGCGCCGACGTGCATACAGTGCAGGACCTGGCCGTCCTTGAGCAGGTCCGTGATACCGCGGACGGACATGGCCAGAGGCCGCTGGCCAATATTCTTGCGGGTGATTTGAGCGGTTTTCACCTTGTTGCTCCTCTGCTGGATGGGCAGTTCGGCTTTGCCCGTCCCCCGGAAACTACACCGCACGGCGGAAAACGCGCCACGTTGCGTGGTTGGTCAACACCGCAGATGGCGTACAACCCTCGCCCGGCCGCCCGTGCACCGCAATGGTGGGGCCGCCTGGTCGCGGGGTTCCGGTCGCATGCCCGTAAGGGGCCGCGGCCGTTCCTGATCCGACCTATCCCGAAATGGGAGTTGAGCACTCATGCCCGGACCCGCACCGCAGGACCGTAAACACGGCCGCACACCGAACGCCGCCGACGAGTGGCGGGAGTACGACGACGTCCCGTACGAGGACGCGCCGGCCATGCCGAAGCCGCCCGGGCGCCGCAAGGGCTGGCACGACATGGCCGAGGAACTCTGGAAGACCGCGTCGGTGATGCCGCACTGCGAGGACTGGCGGGCCGAGGACTGGCTGGCGCTGAAGGTCCTGATGTTCGAGGTCGACACGTACTACAACACGGCCGACGCGAAGAAGAAGACCGCGCAGATCACCGAGATCCGCCGGCAGAAGAACGCGCTGGGCATCGGCGAGCAGGGCCGCCGGGAGCAGAAGATCCGGTACGTCCAGAAGCCTGAGCCGGGGCTGGCCGGGGCGGGCCCGGACGGGTCGGTCGAGGTCGTCGACGACGGCACGCCGAGGGCGGCGGGCAAGGTCGTGCCGATCAAGGACCGGCGAAAAGCGATCCTCGATCGGCACGCGAACAAGCCCGGCGAAGCTACCGGCTGACGCGCGATGCCGCGCCAGATGATCCTCGCGCCCGACCACGACCCGGCCAAGAGCTTGGGGTGGTTGGCGACCCAGTGGATCGAGTTCTTCGTGAGGCACGGCCCGGGCGACGTCCAGGGCCAGGAAGTCGTGCACGGCGAGGAGTACACCGAGTTCATCGTCAACCTGTACGCGGTCACCGAACGCGCGCAGAACAACCACTTGCTGTACGACTCCGGGTTCCTGTCGCGCCCCAAGGCCGGGCCCGCTGCTGCTGACGTGGTGGCGGGCCCGGCCCGGGTAAGGGCTGCGACAAGAGCGGGATCGCGGGTCGCCTGTGCCTGTGGGAGGCGCTCGGCCCCGCACGTTTTGGCGGATGGGCGCGCGGCGGAGAGATCTACCGTGATCCATACGGGCTCGGGTTCGAGTACCAGTACTCCGAGGGTGAGCCGATGGGCCGCCCCATCACGGCACCTTTCATCCGGATCCTCGCAACTGAGGAGAACCAGACAGGTAACACGTTCCGGACCGTCTATTTCAACCTGACGGATCGTGACTGTCCGCTGTACCAGTGGCCGGGGATCGACGCCGCGAAGCGTGAGATCTTCCTGGCCGGCGGCGGCGAGATTCGCAGTTCAACGGCGTCGGCGGCCTCGAAAGACGGCGGGCTCGAAACATTCGCGGTCATGGATGAAACGCACCTCTACGTAACCGACGAACTCCGAGAGATGCGGGACGTCGTGGTTGCGAACATGTGGAAGCGGCAGCGCGGCGCCGGCACGCTCTATTTGGAGACGACGACGATGTTCGAGCCCGGCGAGCAGTCGTCGGCCGAGGACACGTTCGCCGAGGCGTCTGCGCTGCTGGAAGGCCGTAAGAAGCGCGGCTCACACAAATTGTATTTTGATCACCGGTGGGGTGACGTCCCGGACCTGGCCGACGAGCAGGCGCTGCGGCAGGGCCTGATCGACGCGTACGGCGACGCCCTGGCCTGGATGGACCTCGACGCGCTGGTCGACAAGGTGTACGACACGCGGACCAAGGAGAACCGGGTCCGCCGGTACATGCTCAACGGCAAGACCTCGGCCAAGGACGCCTGGCTCAAGGACCACGAGTGGCGGGCCTGCCGCACCTCGAACAAGGAGATCAAACGCGGCGACACGATCACGCTGGGCTTCGACGGCTCGCGCGGCACCACGAGCACCGACAAGGTCGCGGACGCCACGGCGCTGGTCGCCTGCCGCGTCGAGGACGGCCACATCGAGCTGCTGGCCTGCTGGGAACAGCCGACCGGGCCGGAAGGCGAGGACTGGCAGGTCCCCCGGGACGAGGTCGACGCCGCGGTGTCGCACGCGATGCGCGACTACAACGTCGTGGGCATGTTTGCCGATCCGCCGCACTGGACGGACTGGCTGTCGACCTGGAACAACGAATTTGGGCACCTGATGCAGGTCAAGGCCAACCAGCGGCGCCCGCTGGAGTGGTGGACGAACAGGCCGACGCAGATGGTGCTGGCGTTAGAGGAGTTCCACGGCGCGGTGCTGGAGCGACGGCTGTCGTACACGTCGCCTGACGACCGGGTGGGCCGCAAGGCCGAGTTGGCTCTCACTCTGCAACGGCATGCCCTTAATGCCAGGAATCACCCGACCAGGGCGGGCATGCAGGTACGGAAAGATTTTCCAAAAAGTCCGAAAAAGATCGACAGTCTGATCGCAGCTGTACTCGCTTGGCAATGCCGGCTGGACGCGATCGCCGCCGGTGTGCTCGGCGGCCCGGCCGACGAGTGGTTCATGCCCAAGCGCCTTCGCTGAAAGGACCCGACCCCGTTGGACCTCTCCGCCGAGCAGCCGCAACCGACCCCGCGCGACGACACCTGCGTGCAGGACCTGGTGATCGCCGACATGCACACGCGCAAGGAGATCGGCGTCGAGCGGTACGGCACCGCCTTGCAGATCCACAACGGGCGCGACGCCCTGCGGGACCTGTACGAGGAGTTGCTCGACGGCGCGATGTACGTGCGGCAGGCGATCGCCGAACGGGACATGGTCGACGCCGGCGGCGCCCACCATTACCTGTCCACGGCGTGCCTGCACGGCGAGCACGACTACTGCAAGTCGCCCGCCGGGGCGGCCGGCCCGAAGAAGCCAGCCGGCTGCAAGTTCTGTTCGGCGCCGTGCCGGTGCACGTGCCACGCCGGGCACGCCCAGATCGAGGCCGGCCCGGGCTGACTGTGTGGGCGCCCGGGCCGGTCTTTCCCATCCCCGAGCAAAAGTGAAGGAGGTGAAGAGGATGCCGGTCAAGGATGTCACCGAGGTTGGTGTCGGCGACCCGGTCGTGGTCGTCGACGAGCAGTACCGCGAGCATGTCGGCCTGGTCACGTGCGTGCACGGGGCCTTCAGCGACAGCTACGTGCCCTGCATCAACGTGGTGTTCGTGAGCAAGGACCCGGACAAGCGCGACCCGTACGGCGCGCAGGTCGAGCGGCTGAGTTCGTTGCAGCACCGCTCGCAGGGTCCGAGCCAGATGCCCCGCCCGGGCCGCTACTGGATCAACGTGTGATCCAGGCCGACGCGCGTGTACACGCCGGCGAGGTGTGGAGGCGCGGAGGCACCCGGAGCGGGGGTCAGTCCAGCAGGTCCCGTGGTATTCCCGTCAGCTCGGCGAGGTGGTCGATGGTCTCGGCGATGACGGCCTTCATCCTCTCGACGCTCGGGCCGAGCGTCCCCTCGAAAATCACGGCGTCGGTGACCGGGTCGACGATCCGCCAGCCGTTGTCCGGCAGGTCGCTGTTGAGGACGATCGGCACCTCAGCCAGGTCGGCCAGGTCGCTCGGCAGTTGCCAGCTTTCGCGGTCGCGTGGCGTGGACCTGTTGAGGAGCACGGCCAGCGCGAGTTCACCGGCTTCCAGCCGCCGCGGTGGTGGCGTCTTGCCGTCGAGGGCGGCCATGCCGCGGCGCAGGTCGCCGACCGGGTCGTCGTCCGCGCGGCAGTCGGCCACGGCGTCGACGGTGAAGGTGTCGTCGTGCGCCCACGGCGGCATGGTACCGGCCGGCGCGACCCAGCAGCCGGGCCCGAGTTCTTCCCACGGCGGCGGCAGCCTGACGTCGCTGGCGGCCGGGGCCGTGGTGGTCCACTGTTGGTCGGACGCGTACCCGACGTCGGTCCATTCCCGCCAGACGTCCTCGTCGAAGGCGTGCGTCTCGTCGATGATGACCGGCCACGGCGACTGCTTCGGCGCGCGCTTGAGGTACGGCAGCGGCACCGGCACCGTGTCGAGCGCCAGGTCGTCGCGTAGCAGCTTCTCCCACGCCGCGCCGATGCGTTCCTGGTCGGCCTCGATCGGCGGCTCGCCGACGTCGTCGGGGTAGAGCAGCACCTGCTCGGCGAGCCGGGCGCGCTCGATCGGGCTCAGCCCCGCGCTGATCCGCGCGAAGTTCCCCTGAGAGATCAACAGCTTCATTCCCGCAGGGTAGAACTACCGAGGGGAGGCGCCGGGTGATCCCCGACAGCGACAGGCCGTACTCCCCCGGATGGTATCTGGGCCAGCTCATGAACGAGTTGTGCGGCAGGCAGCGGCGCGTCCGTCTCGAACTGCTCAACGACTACCTCACCGGCAACGCCCCCCTGCCGCGCGGCGCCGAACGCGCGCGGGAAGCGTACGAGTCGTTCATGCGGATGGCCCGCAGCAATTTCGCCCGGCTGGTGGTGACCTCCCTGTCGGAGCGGCTGCGGATCACCGGGTTCCGGTCGGCCGTCGAGGACGACGAGACCGGCGACCCCGAGCTGGGGAACCTGTGGCAGCGGGCCGGCATGGACGTGGTCGCGGCCGACGTGCACAAGGGCACGTTCGGGCTCTCCGAGTACTACGTGATCGTCGGGGACATCGACGAGGACACCGACGCGGCGGTCGTCACCGCCGAGGACCCGCGGTGGATCGTCGGGATGCCCGACCCGGACAACGCCCGCCGGCTGATCGCCGCCCTGAAGGTCAAATACGATGCGGCGGACAACGTCGACCGGCTCTACCTGTACCTCGCGGGCAAGGCGATCGCGCCCGGCGCGAACGCGCAGATCTGGGTGGCCGAGCGCAACGCCATGGGCCGGATGGGGCCGATGGTCGGCTTCGACCCCCGGGAGTGGACGTGGGCGCCGCTGCGCTCGGGGGTGCTGCCGCACGACCGGTGCCCGGTGGTGCGGTTCGACAACATCGACGGGCTCGGCGAGTTCGAGACCCACATCGACGTCCTCGACCGGATCAACCACCAGATACTTCAACGTATGACTATTGCAGTCATGCAAGCTTTCCGGCAGCGGGCCGTCAAAGGCCTCCCGTCGGTGTACCCGAAAGGCCACCCGCAGGAGGGCCAGACCATCGACTACGGCGACATCTTCGTCAGCGACCCGGCGGCGGTGTGGCACCTGCCGCCGGGCGCGGAGATGTGGGAGTCCGCGACGATCGACCTCCAGCCGCTACTGGCCGCGGTCAAGGAAGACGTCGTCCACCTGGCCGTCGTCACCGAGACCCCGCTCTACTACCTGATGCCGGCCGGCGAGAACCAGAGCGCGGAAGGCGCAACCGCGCAACGCGAGAACCTGGTCTTCAAAGCCCGCGACCGGATCGCTCGGTTCATCCCGAAATGGAACGACGTCGTCTCGATCATGCAGTTGCAGGCCGGGTTCACCGACCGCAAAGCCCTCGCACGGCTCTCCCCGATCTGGGCGTCCCCCGAGATGCTCAGCCTCTCCGAGCGGGCCGACGCCGCGGCCAAGGCCGCCAACGACATCCCCCGCCGCTCCCGGTTGCAGCTGATCTGGCAGTTCGATCCGCAGACCGTCGACCGGCTGATGACCGAGTGGGCCGACGAGATGGTGCTGCAACAGCAGGTCGCCAACGCCCTGGCCGCCGCGAACCCGATCGTGCTGTCCGGGCAGCCGGCCGCGAACGGGGCCACATCACCGGCGCAGCAGGCCGCCCTGCAAAACCCCGACCAGCAGACCGCCCAGCGCGCGGCCGGGCAGCAGGGCGCCGCCCTCGCCCTGCCCGCCGGCGCGACCGCATAAGGGAGGTGAGCATGGCTATCTCCTGGCACATCGCACCCGGGCCGACCGGCCCGGGCCGGGCCCGGATCGGGCACCCGAAACGCGACCGGACGAAGGTGAAGGCGAGCCGCAAGGCCGCCCGGCACACACGATGACCAGATGAACAGATCATCTGTCAACGAGGGAATCGTCCGGCCGGACGGCCGGGTCTACCGGCCGCGGTCGTCCCGGCTGAGGATCCGGGCATGGGGCGACGCCGACCCGGTCGGCCCGTGCGGGGTCATCGTCTTCGGCACCCTCGACGTCGACCGGGCACTACCGCACGCCCGATCCGCGTGCGCCTACTGGTACGACGGCAGCACGGTCACCAACCCGCTACCCGGCTGGTACCGCGACGGGTTCTTCTGGGGCGAACGCCGCTGGATCCGCGACGACCGGCGCGGCGCGCCCGGGGTGTCGTTCACCTACGACCCCGGATGTTGATCGCCCTGAGGTCGGATCCACGTCGAGCCCGCTCCGGCGTACGTCCTCGCCGGGCCCTTCGCTTCACGTCGCTGGCCACTCATTCGGCGCCGGGAGTCTCCAACCCGCTTACGCGCCCCAGGGCCAGCCCAGTATAGGAAGGAAAGCATGCTGATACCGCACATCCCGCACACGCCGAGCGTCGGCCGCGACGTGCACTACGTGTCGCGCGGCAGCGCAGACGGCGTGTTCCGTTCGGTCTGCCGCGCCGCGAAAGTCACCGAGGTCGGTGACGACCTGCGGCTGGGCCTGGCGGTGCTGAACCCGGATGGCCTGTACTTCCACCCGCTGACCAAGGACGGCGGCGTCGTCTACTTCGACAAGGCCAACCCGCCCGAGGGCGTCGTGTTCGGTGGCGACTCGCCCGGGGTGCCCGGGACGTGGCACTGGCCGGAACGGGACTGCGACGGCGAGATGTGCCGGGCATGCAGCTAGGAACGCTGTAGCCGTCACTGGTCGCGTAGTGATCCCGGCTCCGGGATGTGCTTCGCTCGCGCTGCGCTTCGTGGGACTGCGGACCGGGCGAGCTGGCAGAGAGCCTCTAGAGCCGGGACCCCCGCCAGCGTAGCGCGAGGGGGTGACCGTGACCGCTCCCGCGCAGACCGCGCCGTCGGACCAACTGTCGCCAGCGCAGATCGCGGCGCTGCTCGCGCTGGTCAAGGCGCAGGCGGCGGTCCGGCAGCAGTTGGTCGAGGCGGCCATGGCCGCGGCGACCGCGGCGCTCGCCGGGTTCACGATGTGGTGGGACGCCGACGAGACGAACGCCGTGATCGCGCGGGTGCTGCGTGTTGTGCAGCCGATCCAGCGGCGGGCGGCGGAGATCACCGACGGGTACCTGACCCGCGCGGCGACGATCATTTCCGGGCAGCCGCAGCGGGCGGCCGGTGCGGTGGATGTGACCCGGCTGCGGCGGGCGATGACCGACCAGATCGCCGACGAGATCCTGTCCGGCGTCCGTAAGGCGGTCCGGGTCGAGTTGGGCGGGCTGCTCGACGAGCCGTCGCGCGCGGTGGAGCCGTCCCCCGGCTGGGGGCTCGAGCATGACCGGCAGGCCGAGGACCCCGCGCTCGCGTACGGGCGGGTCGCTGACGGCTACCGGTGGCAGACCACCATGCTTGGCGACTCGCCGGAGAAAGCCGCGCAGAAGGCGGCGGTGCGGATCGCGATCGCCGCGCAGACCGACGTGACCTTGGCCGTCAGGGCGCAGTACCAGAAGACGATGTCCAAGCAGGGGGCGCTGGGCTGGCGTCGGATCCTGCACCCGGAGTTGTCGCAGACCGGGCCGTGCGCGTTGTGTGTGGTGGCCGCCGACCGTATATATCGGACAGATGACCTCTTACCCATACATAACCGTTGTTGTTGTGAGGTTTTGCCCGTTTATGCCGGATCTGACCCGGGGATCACGCTCAACGGCTCCGACCTGGCCGCCCTCTACGCGGCGGCCGGCGGGAACACCCGCGAGCAGTTGCGCCGGGTGAACGTGGTGCTCACCGAGCACGGCGAGCTCGGCCCGATCCTGGTCGACGGGAACCGGCACTACCGGTCGCCGGAAGAGGTCGCCCGGAACTACGCGTCGAGTCGCCGCACACGCGAGCAGGCGATCCTCGACGCGCTTGAGGAGCGGTTCGCGGTCACCCAGTTGCGGGTCGACCGCGGTGACCCCCTCGACCGGACGCTGGCTGCCCAGCGCCAACGCATCGACGAGTTGCGCCGGTCCCTCGGCGTGGCCGTCTAGTTCAGGAGAGGAATACCCGTCCACCCATGAGTCTGCCCACCATCACCGACCCGTTCGCGGCGCCGGATCCGCGCGAGGAGCAGCCTCGCGGCGCGATCATCGAGCTGCTCGAGCGGCACAACGGCCCGAAGCGGTCGTACACCGGCGTCGAGTCGCTGATCGTCCCGAACCATCTGCGGATCAACGGGGTCGCGGTGTACGCGACCGAGGACGATCCGGTGACGATCCACGAGACCGTCATCGACGGCTCCGGCGGCAGCACGTTCGCGGTGACCGTGCAGATGATGGCCCGGGCGCTGCACGTGGGCGCCACCCCGTCGTTCAACCCCGAGCACGAGCGTCAGGACCTGGACGACAACTCGGCGGCGGTGATCGAGGTCCCCGACGTCGACACCTGGGCCGAGGGCGACCATCTCGACCGGCGCTGGGTGCTGCTCAACGGCCACCGGGTGTGGACCACGGGGAAGATCGTGGTCGGGCGGAACGGTACGCACGGCCTCGACTGGTACGTCGCGCTGGTGACCGTGACGTTGCTGTGCCGGCAGCTGATCGTCGACGACCAGCCCGCCGTGCCGCCCGCGGCCTGACCTGGATCCGCCCGGCCTGGCCGGGCACACATTCTCCGCCGTAATGGCGGTTGGGGTCTGGGCCCGTAGCTCAGACGCATAGAGCGCCTGGAGAGCCGAGCCCCCTCTCGGGGGTCGGCGCCGGGAGGTCGCCGGTTCAACTCCGGCCGGGCCCTTCCAAACCCCATCCCCCTTTGGACCCGCGAGGGCCCCGCTTGTGTTGCGGGGCCCTTTTGCCGTGTCCGGGGTCTTTGCGCCTTGAAGCCCGCAATGGGCGATAGGCACCCACCTATCCCGAAATGGGGAACACGCAGTGATCAAGCCGTATCTCGCCGACGTGACGCCGCTGCCGGTCCATCCGACCAAGCGGCATCCGGTCACGGGCGCCCCGCTCCAGGCCCTCGGGTTTCGCCGCAATGGTGACCCGATCTGGCCGGTGATGGGGGCATCTCAGCCGCTCGGAGGGCCGGCTCCGGCCGCCGTCCAGCCTCAGGGCGTGCAGTTCGGTGGGCAGCAGCCCGCCGGGCAGTTCGTTCCCGGGCTGGGCGGAGTGCCGGTTCCGGTCCTCGCGCCGGTGGCGCAGCAGCCGCACCCGCAGGTTCAGCCTTCGCCGCAGCCGATGTACGGCCAGCAGCCCATGTTCGGGCAGCCGGCTGGTGCCCCGGTGCAGCAGCAGCAGATGTACGGGCAGCAGCCGCAGATGGGTGTAACGCCCGCGGCGCCGCAGTACCCGATGCCGCTGCCGTTCCAGTTCCAGCCGGCGTACGGCCAGAACGGGCAGCCCGCTGGGGTGCCGCAGTTC